CTGGCTGGTCCCAGCGGTGACCCCGAACGAACTGCATCACTCCCGCCGCCAACGTGCGCGCCGCGAGCTTCGCCTTCACCTCGCCTTCCTTTTTGTAGGACCGCACCACGTAGGCCGCGAAACGCAAGATCGCCTCGAATTGCTCCGTTCCCGATTCGTCCGGGTCCGCAGGCTCGATGGATTCCAGCTCGAAATAAATCCCCGGCGTCCCAGCCTTCCCGCCTGGTCGCGCGTAAAAGTCCACGGTCACGCCGTCAAATCGGGCATTCAGCGCCGTTTTGATGGCCTCATGCAGAGCCTCAATGTCTATTTCGGGCGCGTCTGCCATCGGAGCTCCCTTTCAAATTCGCTCAGGCATCGCGCGCCCAGCTCATCGCCCAACGCCTCCACCGCTGCCCCGCCCTCCTCCGCAATGTCCAGCTTCTGCGCGGCTATCGGCAACCGCGCGTCCCCCACTCGCTTGAAAACTTGGCCTTTCGCAAGGAATCCACCCGGCACCTTCGCCGGACCCGCCGTGATTCCTCGTGCCGTTTTTCTGGGGTTCAGTCGGGAAAGAGAGATCGGTTTCAATCCAACCCACACCCGCCCGTATCCGTCCCGATCCAGCAACACGCGGAAGCGCACCCGGTTTTTGATGACCTTCGCCGCCACACTCACGACTTTCGCGACCCGGCGCGGTGCTTGCTTCGCCGCCCAACGCGTCGTGCGCGACACCGCCCGCTTCGTTGCCGCTTTGATTTGCTTTTCCGTCGCGCCGAACTCCCGCGCAATAATCTCAAAGTCCTTCGACTTGGCCGAAATCGAAATCATTCCACCGCGAGCGTGATCGTTGCCAATCCCGTCCCCTCCGGCTGAATCTCGATCACGGAAAAATCCTCGCCGCCGATGGTGACGGGCATTTCGCGCCTCACCTCATGGACTTGTGCAAGCTCGCACGTGAAGCGCGGAGCCGTGGCGTCCAGCACGGTCTCTCCGACCGAGGCATCGTACCAAGCGCGATCAAAATAGCCGTCCACCGAGAGGATCGTCTCGGCGTCGATCGTGAAGACCGCCGACGCTCGATCCAAGCCGGAGAAAAACACGCTCAGATTCTCATTCCACGCCATCGCTGTCGGGTGCGCCGAGGTTCGGCGCGGTTATGCGTTATCGATCACGATGGCTCGCTTGCCCGTCCCGCCGGAGTCGGCAGCGCCGAACTCAAGGCCAAGAGCCGCGAGCGCGGCATCGAGGTCGGCGGATTTCACCACAGCGCGACCGACGGCCCCGGCATCCGTGACTTGCGCGACCGGAATGTTCACGTCGGAACGAGTCTCCGGCGTCTGGACCGGCGTACTTGTGTAGACGGCGTCGCCCGAGTGGACGAGTTCCTTCGCGAGACCAGTGTCGATGTTCGCGGTGCCTTCGGGATCGTAGTTGGTCCCGCCGACTCGCGTCACGCGCTTGAAAGTAACGTTGATGGTAGCCATCGCTTATTTCTTCCCCTCTTTTTTCGGATTGGCGTCTTTGCTCTCCGAGTTCGTTTTTGGTTCGGCGGAATCGGCCTCGCTCGCCGCCTTCTGCGGCAGCACGGCTTCCGCGCGAGCGCGGTGGATGAGATCGTAGCCGACTTGATCGGCGACCTCGGCGACGGTGCCTGGCTTCGCGGATTGACCGCCCAGCCGGACGCTGGAAATGATTTTGATTTTCATGGTTTTTGAGTCCGTTGATTGGGACGAGCGAGGCAACCAGCCGAAGCCGATCACCCCGCTCCACCCAAAATGATTAAACAGCAGGCTTCTGGCCGAACCCGAACGAGGACGCGCGGCGCACCGCGAAGTCGAAGTCCTGCATGCAGACGATGCGGATGCGGCCCTTCGTCGAATGCGTGTAGGGATCGACCGTGATGTCGAGCCCGCCCCACATGGCGATGAGCAGGTCGGCGAAGTTGCCGAAGAACACGTCGCCGGTGACCACCTGATTCGTGACCTCGGTGCGGTAGCCGTTGATCATGTCGCCCGGCTCCCAGATCGTGCCGCCCGCCGAAGTGTCGGCGAATTTCTTCGTCGTCTTGGCGTGGCCGCGGAGTGCCGCGTTGCCGATGTAGGCCATCGAGGACACGTCCGCGTTATCGAGCGAGATTGCCGTCTCCATTGCGACCAATTCCGCAAAGGTCGGTTGGGTTGCCACGAAGTCCGTCGCGTTGATTCCGCTGGTCTCCAAGATGCCGACCGGCTCATTGCTGCCGCCGTCGCCGTAGAAGCCGGCCGAATCAACCGCCAGCGCGAGACCGCGAGCGAGGTCCGCCCGGAAGAGAGCCTCGACCGACAGCGAAGACTGCATGAGCATCTTACGCGTGATCTCGCCGTAGTTCGCCACCGTGTGGTTGCGGAGCTGCACCAAGCCGAACTCGATGTCCTCCTTCGGAGCGTCTTCGTCCTCGCCGATCCAGTAGCCAGTCGCGCCGCTGATTTGNTTCGGAATGTCCACGTCTCCGACCAAGCCGGAAAGCTGCGTGCCAAGGCCCATCAACACCGAGCGATTCCGAAGAAGCTCGATGAACGAGGAGGAAAGCAAGCGAGTCTCGACGTTCGTGCCGCCGCTGCCCGTGTATCCCGCGCCGCTCTTGATCGAGACGGTGTCGCCGCGAGTCTGGAGCGGAGTCATCAGCACGTCGACGGGGACCATCGTCCCGCGAGCGCTGCGGCCCGACTGATCTTCCGCTGCGCGGCACGCGTCCAACTCGAAGGCCGCATCTTCGCGGAACTTCTTGTTGCTGGCGTCCGAAAGCGCGCGAACGAGCTTCACCATGGAGAAGGAACGAGCCTGTTCGCCGGTGAGCCCGATGGGCTTGCTGCCGTCGATGATGCCCTTGTTGTCAGAGTCGACCTCGTCGAGGAGCATCTGGCGGAATTCATCGGTCGTCTTGCCTTCCTCGATGGCGCTTTGCGCCAATTCGGGCTTGCGGTATTTCCGACCGGCTTCCGAAATCGACCGCACGCGATCCATTTCAGTCTTCCGACCGCTCGCGCGCTCGGCTTCGATATCCACCTTCTGCGGCTTCGGCTCGCTCTCGTTGAGCATCCGCACGAGGTCGGCGTCAGTGGCGTTATCCGGGACTTGCAGCCCGCGGCCCTTGAGTAGGGCGATCATCTGTTCTTTGTTCATGATGTTGCGTGTGAAATTTTGTGGTTTCGGTTCGTTATTTGTGGATCGCCCGATGCCGACAGACGTGTCGACGGGCGCGGTGACGAGGGAGATTTCGTTTGGCTCCCATTTGGTGACTAAAAACACGTCGCTTCCGTCGTCGCGCTCCTCCACCAGCTTGACCTCCCGAATGCGGTAGCCCACCGAGACCTTCGTCAGGATTCCATCCCGAACGTCTTGCCACTTCTCTTCTGCGAACGGCGATTTACCGAAGCGGACCCGAGCCCGCCCTTTGCCGTCCGCGTCGATCCGCGCGGTTTCGATGACCCCGATTTGGCGGTCAAGATCGTGATTAAAAAGGAGTGCTCCGCCGTCGTTGATCCGGTTCAGGAGCACCGCCCCTTCTCCGTGCGAGAGGACTTCGATCGTCCCCGGCCAACGCTCGATCTCGGCATCAGAAGAAAACGCCAACTCAATGCTCCGGCTTTCTTCGTCGACCTTCGTGATCGCGCCAAACGCCCGGTGGAATTCACTCCCCGCGAGCTTTTCGAGTTTTGCAGCGACCTTCGACACGGGCGGACTTTTACGCGTCGGCGTCTTTCTGGTCTTGTGCGGGAATTTGCTTCGAGTCCTCGGTCGGGGCCGGAGCGGTCCCAGCCGGTGCCGATGGCGTGATGCCGCGGAGCTTCAGCTCGGCGTTCTCGCGCTCCATCTCTTCCCACACGTCTTGCGGGTCGTTGCCCAAGTCCTCGATCACCCGACTCCGGCTGGTAAACGCCTGCCCGACGGCCCGCTCGTTCGCGCTCTGCTCCGAGCTAGGATCGATCCAAGCCCACCGGCGACCGCGGAACGTGACCTGTTTATATTTCTCGACCCGCTCGAATTTCAGCGGCTTGTCGTTCACGCGGATCGACTGCGCGAGCAAGGCCCTCTCGAGCCAGCGCTCGTAGATCGGCCAGCACCAGCGGAGCGAGAAGGACTCTTGCAACCCCTTCCACACCTCCCGCTCGTCCAGCGCGCCTTGGCGGATCGAAGAAAAATTCACGCTCGTCAGATCGTTCGCCAGATTGTGGTAAGACACTCCCATGCCCGCCGCCAGTGAGCGGAGCATGGAGCGCATGAAACTCTCCGTCATCTGGTCGGGGAACTGCGGATTCCAGTTCGCCATCTCGCGGTTGCCGATGTTCTCGAAAACCCCCGCCTCCGCGTCCATCGGCAGTTCGTCTTCGTCAAAATCATCGCCGTCCGGATCTCGAAAGAAACCCATCTTCGCCGCTCCCACTCGCGCGTTGGTGATCGCCGCATCCTCGAACGCCGACAGCATCCGCCCGCGCCAGAGCGCCGTGCGCGCCCAGGGGAGCCCGCGCTTCTGCCCGACCATCTCCGGAATGAACCAATGCACCACGTCCCGCGCCGGAACGACGTTGTATTCCCTCCCGGAGTGAGTGACGTAGCCGACCAAGCGTTCGTCGTAATTTTTGAACCAATAGTTCACCGGGCGATTGAACGAATCGAACTCGATGCCGTGCCGGATCACGTTGCCATTGGTCAGCGGCTCGTACTGCCGATGATCCAGCAACACCGGGTCGACCATCTGCACCGCGATGCCCCATGGTCCGACGCTGCGCCCCGTGCGGATGATACCGATGCACTCGCCGTCCTGCGCTGCGCTGGTGATCGCCAACCGCTCCGCGTCGCTCCGGCTCATCGTGCCCGAAATCTCGTAGTTGCCTGGAAATGAGAACTCCAGCCACGCGGCCTCAATCGCCTTGCTCGCCAACAAATCAAGCTTCCCGTCGGCGTCCTTGATCGCCGCTGAAAACTTGAACCCCGTCGGGCCGGCCACGTTGTCGCGGCAGAGTTGGATAAATTTCTTAAAGTGGTCGGCGTCGTTCGCCATCTGGCGGGAGCGCGCGACCGTCGACCCCCAGTCCTGATAAATGATGGCGTCCGCCGTCTGCGGAGTCGTCAGCCAGGTCGATTCCAGCCGTCCCGTCCCAGCCGCCTGCAACATCCGCGCCGCGATCCGCCCGCTAGCCGATGGCTTCTGTCGACGCGTTGATTCCTGCGACCGCTTCGCGTCCGATGATTTGCCGAATAGACCGAAGAATCCCATCAGCAATGCACCGCGATCCGCGGCCCCAATGGAGATTGCCCGCGAGCCCGGCGCCGCTCTTCGATCATGCGGCCACGCCAGTATTTGAGGAGGTCCAGCAATTCCCCGACGCCGTAGTTTTCGAGTTGGCGGTTATTGATTTGATAGCTTTTCACGCCCTCGGCAATGATGCCGCCCGCAATCATTGCTTCCAGCTTCTCCACGATCTCCACCGCCTTCGTCTTCGTGATCATGGCCGTTTCCCCCACGAGCGAGGGACGGAGAGTCAGCGGATAATCTGCAACGACCCGCTTTGATCCGGTCGAGGTCGTCACCCACGCTTGCCACCGATATTCACCGGGAGCCCATGCTGTCGTGTCGGCGTCGAGTCGCCAGCTCCGACCCGTTGGCGTAGCGGTCACATCGTGAGAGGACGCGCCGCGAAAATAAGCCACCACGGACACGGCTTCCGCGTCGATGGTCGCGCAAAAAGTTTCTCCGGCTGTCAGGGCAACGATCATTTCCACGAATTAACGAACCCACCTCGGCGTCGGCGGGCGGATCGTTCCCGCGCACCTTTCAGCTTTTCGCTCGGCTGGTCTTGTGCGGGAATTTGCCGATCAATCAGCGGGTGATCCGCGTCCGGCTCTGCCTTTTTCGGCTTCGCCGTCAGCTCCTCAATCCGCTTTTTCATCCGAAACGCCAACTTGTCGAACATCGGAGAAGCCAGCATCAGCCCAGCGAACGCGTAGACTCGGCAATCGAACGCCTCCGCTCGATGCCCCTCCGCCTTCCGCCACTCGATTCGGGCAAACCCCTTCACGTATTTCGTTACGGCCTTGAGAACCGAGAGTTGCCGGAAGTAATCCAGCGTTCGCCCTTCTGGGAAATGACAGTAGCCCGGTCCCGGCTCGTTGATCTTGAGCCGCCGCATCACCGTCAGCCGCGCCGGATCGGTCCCGACCATGTAAACGTCGGTCGGGCGCTTCGTCTTCTTCCCCGATCTCCGGCGCATCGGACTCCCGACAATCGGCAACCCCTCGCCGCCCTGCCCCTTGATCGCGAAAACGCCCATGCCCCGGTGCCGCTTCGCGTAATTGTAGACCGCCTGCGTGTTGTGACCGCCCGAATCCACACACGACGCCGCAACCGTCAGCTCGACGCCGCTCTCGTGCTTCCACGCTCGCCGGAGGTGATCCGTCAGCCCCGTCCAAGGGCTCCCCGATTGCCCTTCCGGAATGTCCGGGTCTCCGTGGAAAACGTGGTAGTCGATTGACCAGCTCTCCTCTCCCCCAGCCCACCCGACCACCTCGCACTCCAACCGGTCCGGCTGAGTGTCGATGCCAGCCGTGAGGATCAACACCCGCCTCGGCAACTCCGCCGGATACTTTTCGCAGTGAGAGAAAAGGTCATGTTCGTTCACCGTTTCGCCCGAGTCCTCCCAGGTCTCGCCGAGCGAGGTGTTCACCCAGACCTGTAGTTGCGAAGGATCGCCTTTGACCTGGAGAAATTCCGAAGCCACGTCCCCCACCGACTTCCACGGCGAATAAAGTTCGTTGACGTGAAATCCGGCGATGCCCGTGAAATCCGCCGTCGCGATCCAGCGCCCCACGCGGCCGGCCTCGTTCTTCTGCGCGTTGGAAAAGAAACCCTCGCAATCGGGACATTGCAGCATCGCCTTCGCCGGGTCGCCCTGCGCTGGCGTATCCTCTCCCCATCGCACATTCGCCCACTGCAAATGATGCTCGTGGTCACAATGCGGGCAAGGCACGTGGAAGCGCCGCTTGTCCGACTTCTCCCATTCCTTCTCGATCCGCGAAAAGCCCTTGATCGTCGGCGTCGAGCAAATGTAGACCCGCCGATTCCAGAAGTTGTTCGCCCGCTTGATCGCGAGCATCACCGGGTCGCCCTCGCTCCCTGCGCTCCCCGGATAACGGTCGACCTCATCGAGGAACACGCACCGCACCGGGCGTGACGCCAACGACGCCGGCGAGTTCGCTCCCGCAACGGTGAGGTGTCCGCCCGGAAACGTCTTGTGGGTGATCGTGCTCCCCGAGTTCCGCGCCTTGCTCCCGAAGATCCTCGCCAGCTCCGGCGTGTCCCGGATCATCGGCGACAGTCGATCCTTAGACCACGCCTCCCCCATCTCCGTCGTCGGCTGGACGACAAGAATCGGCGATGCGTCCTGCTCTGCGTAGAAGCCCGCCGCGTTATTCAGGATCTCAGTCGCGCCAATCTGCGCCGACTTCATGAAAACGACCCGCTTGTTCGCCGGGTCGCTGACCGCATCGAGGATGCCGCGCTGAAACTCCGCGCGCGAAGTTCGCCAGCGGCCCGGCTCCGCGCTGGCCTCACTACTCAGCCGGCGGGTGGAATCACTCCACTGACTCAGAGTCTGCGACGGCGGTGGGCTCATCC